GTGGCTCCTGATATAGAAAAGGTAAGCCAAGAGTACGGCTTGAAAGTAGCCAAAGCTATCGAAAGCGAGTGGTTCGTTAGAGACGGTGTGACTTATAGGTTCGCCAACAATCAAGATAGTTTTCATAAATTAAGGATGTATGCAAGAGGAGAGCAGTCTGTACAGAAATATAAAGACGAACTCTCAATTAATGGTGATATGTCATATCTTAATTTAGACTGGAAGCCAGTTCCTATAATACCTAAGTTTGTTGATATTGTTGTTAACGGTATATCTGAAAGAGTTTATGATATAAAAGCTTACTCACAAGATCCTTTTGGTGTTGATAAGCGTACTAAGTATATGGAAAGTCTATTAATAGACATGGAAAACTTACAGTTAAACGAGCAGGTTAAGTCTATATATGGTGGTGAAGGTATATTACAAAACCCAGAGTCACTAGTTCCAGAAAATAAAGAAGAGCTAGAGTTACACATGCAACTTACTTATAAGCAAGCTGTAGAAATAGCTGAAGAGCAAGCTTTAAATGTTTTATTAAGAGGAAACAAATACGAGCTTACAAGAAAAAGATTCTTTATGGATTTAACAGTTATAGGTATAGGAGCTGTTAAAACTAGCTTTAATACATCAGAAGGTGTTACTATAGATTATGTAGATCCTGCTAACATGGTTTATTCATATACTCAAGATCCATATTTTGAAGATATATACTATGTAGGTGAAGTTAAAGTTATACCTATAAACGAATTAGTAAAACAGTTTCCTGAATTAACACAAGAAGATTTAGGTGAAATAGCTGGTCAGAGCATGAGAAAAGCAGGTTATTATAATATGCATCATGAGCATGACGAAATAGATAAAAATCAAATACAAATATTATATTTTAATTATAAAACATATTCAAAAGAAGTTTACAAAGTAAAAGATACTGCTACTGGTGGTAGCAAAGTTATTGTAAAAGACGAATCATTTAATCCTATAATGGATGAAGCTTTAGAAGCTAGGTTTGGTAAATTAGAAAGACAAATAGAAGTTTTATATGAAGGAGCTCTTGTTTTAGGTACAGAAAAACTACTTAAATGGGAGTTAGCTAAAAATATGATGAGACCTAAGAGTGATTTTACTAAAGTAAAAATGAATTACAATATAGTTGCTCCTAGAATGTATAAAGGTAAAATTGAATCTTTAGTAAGCAGATGTACTGGCTTTGCTGATATGATTCAATTAACTCATTTAAAACTACAACAAGTTCTTTCGAGAATGGTACCTGACGGCATATATATGGATGCTGATGGCCTTGCAGAAATAGACCTTGGTAATGGAACGAATTACAGCCCACAAGAAGCATTAAATATGTTTTTCCAAACTGGTAGTATTATAGGTAGATCACTGACAGTGGACGGAGATCCCAACCCAGGAAAAGTACCTATACAAGAAATACAAAGTGGTAGCGGTGGTGGTAAGTTACAAAGTTTAATACAAACTTATAACTACTACTTACAAATGATACGTGACGTGACCGGATTAAACGAGGCAAGGGATGCTAGCACACCAGACTCGAAGGCACTAGTTGGTATACAAAAAATAGCGGCAGCAAATAGTAACACTGCCACAAGACATATATTACAAGCTGGTTTGTTTTTAACAGCTGAAGTTTGTGAGGCATTATCTCTTAGAATATCTGATATTATAGAGTATTCACCAACAAAAAATGCTTTCATACAAGCTATAGGCGCGCATAACGTAGCTACACTTAGTGAAATGGAAAATTTACATCTATACGACTTTGGCATATTCTTAGAACTTGAACCAGATGAAGAAGAGAAACAGTTGTTAGAGAATAATATTCAAATGGCTTTAACTCAACAAAGTGTAGATTTAGAAGATGCTATTGATGTTAGAATGATTAAAAATGTAAAGCTAGCAAACCAATTATTAAAAATAAGACGTAAAAAGAAATTAGAAAGAGATCAACAGCTTCAACAAAGAAACATAGAAGCTCAAGCCCAAGCTAATGGTCAAGCTCAGCAAATGGCTGCTCAAGCAGAGGTACAAAAACAAGAAGCTTTAATAGGTATGCAAACTCAATTAGAACAAGTTAAAGCTAAAATAGAAAGTAAAAAGCTTCAAGAAGAAGCAGTTTTAAAGAAGCAACTTATGGATCATGAGTTTAATCTTAGCATGCAGATGAAGCAGATGGATAATCAATTACAAGATAAAAAAGATAGTTTAAAAGAGAATAGAAAAGATGAAAGAATAAAATTACAGGGAAACGAGCGAAGAAAATCACAAAATAGTGCTAAAAGCTTCGAGTCTTCAGGTAATGATATACTAGGTGAAGGCATAGATATGAGTGCTTTTAACCAAAAATAATTTGTTTAATTATATAATATTATATTATGGCTAAAAAAGATGAAAAAATGGTTGAAGAGATTCAACCCGTAGAAGCAGTTAACGTAAAATCTAAAGAAGAACCGTTATCTGAAGGAGGTGAAATGAAAATGAAACCTAAAATTAAAAAATATTCTAACAAATCAAATGAACCTGTAAAGGTCAATATCAGTAAACCAACTGAAAAGATTGTAGAACAAGAAATACCTAAGGTAGATTTAACTATAAAAGAAGAACCTAAAGAAGAGGTTGTTGTTGAAGAAGTAAAAGAAGAAATAACTGAAGAAGTTAAAGAAGCTCCTGTACTTGAAGAGATAACTGAAGAAGAAAAAGAAGAGATAAAAGAAGAAATAGTTGAATCTAAAACAGAAGAATTAAAAGACGAAGTTGAGCAAGCTGTGCAAGATGCGCAAGAAAAAGCTGAACCGTTACCAGAAAACATACAAAAAGTTGTAGACTTTATGAATGAAACTGGTGGAAGTCTTGAAGAGTACGTTAGATTAAATCAAGATTATGATAATTACGATCAAAATCAACTACTAAAAGAATACTATAAACAAACTAAACCACATCTTAATGATGATGAGATTAGTTTTTTAATGGAAGATCAATTTTCGTTTGATGAAGAAAACGACGAAGAAAGAGATGTCCGTAGAAAAAAATTGGCGTTAAAAGAGCAGGTTGCAAATGCCAAAAGCCACCTAGACGGCTTAAAGTCTAAATACTATGAAGAAATTAAAGCTGGTGTTAAGTTAACATCCGATCAACAAAAAGCAGTTGATTTCTTTGATAGATACAATAAGGATCAGGGTGAGAACGAAAAAGTTCATAAGCACCAAGCATCCATATTTAACAATGAAACTAATAAAGTTTTTGACCAAAAATTCAAAGGTTTTGAATACAACGTAGGTGATAAACGATACAGGTTTAATGTTAGAGATGCTGACAAAGTAAAGACGGATCAAAGTGATATTACTAATTTTGTTAAAAAGTTTTTAAACGATAAAAACGAAATGACTGAT